TAGCAGAATCACCACCCCAAGCTAATCTTACTACATCTTGTCCAATACCCTTAACTGCACGATTTACAATTGCATCAGCTAATTGAGTACCTTCTAAATTCATTACATCTACACCACTTCTATACATTTCCTCAATGTAAGTTCCAAAGAACTCATCAGTACATTGCTCTAAAGCAACTCTACATCTACCTGCAGTAATTACTTTGTCATCAATGTTAAATTGAGTAGAACCACTTGTTGCTGAACAAGCTGTATATGGTTGTACTATTTTTGTTAGAGCAGCAGAAGTGTATACGTTCATTTTATGCTTCACATTAGGTATAACTCTGTAGTTTCGCATTAAATCATCACTTCTAAATACTGGCTCATAAAAGATTTCATTTAAGTTAGCACCACTATAAGTTGCTGCTATACTATTATTTGCTACGTTTGCCATTTTTATTTATTTTTTGATTATTAATTATTAAATTTTGCTCTAACTCTTTCTGCCATTGCATTGTAAAAAGTTGCATTAGCATCAACAGTTTTATTTTCAACCACAGCAGGATCACCATCAGTAATTACTTCAGTACCTTTAGCATCTGCTTTGTTTAATAAAGCATTTAGTCTTTCTATTTCAGTAGAAAGAGTTTCATTTTCTCCTTTAGTAGAAGTTAATTCTTCTTCTAAAGAAACAATTTTTCCATTTAAGTCAGTTACACTTGCTTCAAAAGAAGATAATTTGTTTGATATTTCTTCATTATCTGAAAGCATAACATTAACCTCAGTTACAACATCTTCTGACTTGTTGTCAGCTCCTTTTACAGAGTTTACAATCTCATCAACTTTGTTGTTAAACCAATTTTTTAACTCTTCAGTCATTTTTTTGTTATTTACGTTAATATTTAATTTATTATGTATTTGTTCAGTAGTAATGTTTTTGAATTTAGAAACATCATACTTAGCTGCTACTTTAATAGAATCAGAAATAAGATCAATAAAACCTAACTCATATGCTTCAGAAGCATTTAACCAAGTTTCTTTATCCATCATTTCAATAATTCTATTCAACGACAATCTTGTTTTTCTCTCATAAATATTAGCAATTTCACCACTAATCTTTTCTAAGATAGATGCAGTCTTTCTCATATCTTCAGCTTCACCCATTGCACCACCCCAAGCATTGTGTATCATAAAAAGAGAATTTTCAGCCATGACAACTTCATCAGCAGCTAAAGCTATAACACTACCCATACTAGCAGCTATACCCTCAATATAAGCAGTAGTTTTTGCTTCTCTCTTTTTTATTATGTTGTACATCGCCATCCCATCAAACACATCACCACCAATACAGTTGATTCGTAAATTAACAGGAGTATCTTTGTACTCTTTCATCTCAGAAATAAAGTCTTGTGCAGTAATACCATAAGCACCAATTTCATCAAAGATGTAAACCTCTGCAACAGCATCTGTTGCTTTTCCTTGTATACTAAACCATTTCTTATTCATACCTGCAAAATTAGAATCTAATTGACACTTTATCTACCTAATTTGTGGAAAAAACTTTTAGTAAGAGATATTCTCAGATGCTCTTGATTTTTTTCTGTATTTATACACTATATTTTGTGCCTGACTTTCACTTATCTTATATTTATGTGATAAGTCCATAAAGGTATGTGTTCTATTGCCTTTATTAAAAGATAACCTTCTGTCAAAGTCTGCTATAATCATATAGTTTCTTAGTCGCTTAGGTTCTACCATACCTCTCTCTACTAAGTGTTTTAAAATATCTTTAGGTGTAGCAGTTTCACCGAACCTTTTTAATATTTCTTTATTTAATAAATCAAGATAATCAAAAACTACATCTACTTTATTTTGTCTTTTTGACATTCTTTTTTTTCTTAGTGTTTTCTGTTAGCCATACCTCACACATTGTATTCCAGAACTTTACAACTGCATTTCTACATGATGAACAGTTTATGTCTTGTTTTTGTGTAGGAAAATATTTATGCCACAAACTATACATATTATTTATGCATTCTCCTTTGTGTTGGCTAAAATTTGCCTTGTAAGCTCTGTTTTCTTTAACAGCTTTTATCATAAGCTCTCTGTCTGTCTTTGCGACAGATTTAGCTATTTCTTGTAAATTCATATTGTTATTTTAATTACCATTTGCCTTCTGGACACTTACCATACCAGTCTGCAGAGAGAGATGTCTTTGCATCTAAGAAACAAGAACATTTAGCACATCTTGATCCCCAATTTATTACTGGTTTTTTAAGCATCAAAAAATTTCTGTAAAAAGTACATTTTTTACAAATAGATAATCTTTCTAACTTTGTTTTTTTATTAACAAACATTTGTTTAATTTTAAATTGTTGCTTCTGCTTCTATTACTGAAACAGTATTTTGTACAGTAGAAATATCTGATTCTACTACTACTACTCTTCCTCCTTGTCCTATTGCACCCATCATACCTGCTTGACTTGTTGCACTAAATTGTGATTGTGCAAACGATGGCATATTCATTAAACCACCATCAGCAAACTTCACTCCACCACCTGCTGCGTTCATTGCAGATAATTGTCCTCTAAACATAGATGTACTACGTTTATTTATAACTGCTTCACCACCTTCTAATTCTACTACTCTACCACCTACTGCAAACTTCTCACCACCATTTGCATGAGATTTACCATGAACCATACCACCATTGGCAAATGTATCAATTACACCACCATCACCAAAAGAACTTTTTAATGCTTTTATATTTGCAATTAAAGATACTACTGTAGACAAAGTAGTAAGCATAGCAATAATATTGGCAGGAAATTTTAATTTTGCTTGTTCTGTAACACCTACAGCAGCATTTGATAGTGCTAATAAATTATTTGCAATAGCAGCAGCAGCAGAAATTTGTATACCTGCTTTTCTTATACCTTGCATTTTTTCATCTTCACCTGCTAAAGTTATTAGTTGTTTACCTAAAGCTGAAACATCATCTATTTGTTTTTGATTTGAATCATTTACTGCCTTAGCATTTTCCAATTTTAAATTAACAAGCTGATTTTCTAATTTTACTCTTTCTTCATATGATAACTGCTCATCTTTTAAAACATTGTTTATTAAATCAATTTGGAAATTTCGTAAATTTTGTTGAGCTTCTTCCATTGTAGAAGTACCATTTAAAACATCTTGCATTAAAGTGTTTAAATAATCAGTAGTAACAGTAGATAAAAAATCAGTAGCTAATGCACTATCTTGTTTTGCTTTTTTGTTTTTCTTTACAGCTTTTGTTTCGCCTTCTATTTTATCAATTAATTCTTGTGTAGAATCTATTTGTTTTTTATTATTATCTAATGCTCTTGTGTTAGTTATGCTAATTAAATCTCTTTCTTCTTTTAACTCTTTTAGTTTTTCTTTTAGTGTACCTAAAGTTACTCTCTCTTTTTGTATTTTTTTTATTTTTTCTTCACTTACAACCTGTTTTTCTAGTTGCTTTTGTTCTTCTAATAATATATTTAATTCTTTTTTTGCTAAAGTTAAAATATTGTTTTGTTTTATTTCTTCATCAAGGTTTTCACCCATCATGAATTTATGCTGTCTTAATTTGTTGTTTTTATCTATTTCTTTATCTATATGTTTTATTCTTTCTTGAATCATATCAGACTTTTCCCTGCCATAAATTTTTTGGTCTTCTTCACTTAATGTTTTAAAAAGTTCTACCTGATCTTCTAATTGTGTATTGACAATACTAAGTTGTTGATTTACCAAATCTTGTGCTAAATTTTCATTGCTTTTAAAATAATCACTTAACTTGTTTAATAACTCAGTAGTTACATCAGCGATATTTCTAAGAGATTTTACTAATTTAGGACTACCAGATATTACTGCTTCTTGAAAACCTTCCCAAGCTGAGGTTAATTCTTTTAAATCACCTTCTAAAGTATCTTGTATAATATTTGACATATCTTCTGCTGCACCATTAGCTTCATTAAGAGCATCTCTTAATTCTCTTGTTGATTCAGCAGATGTTAGCATTTGTTCAAAAGCTGCTGCTTGTCTTAAATCAACTACTTCCATAATTTCTGCTAGACTACCACCTTCTGCTATAAAGTCTTTCATTGCAGGTAACAACTCATCAAATGAATGTATTGTTTTACCAAATGATTTAACAAGATCAGAGTTTGGGTCTTGCATTTTAAGTAAAATATTTCTTAAAGATGTTCCTGCAATAGATGCTTCAATACCTGCATCTGTTAATTTAGACATAATAGCTGTTGTGTCTTCTAAAGAAAAACCTGCTGATTTTGCAATAGGAGCAACTTTAGTCATAGATGTTTGAAATTTCTCTATATCCATTGCAGAACTTGTAAATGCTACAGCCATTACATCTACCACTCTTTGTGTTTCACTAGCATCTAAACCAAAACCTCTAACAGCAGCTCCTGCAACAATTGCAGCTCTAGCTAAATCAGACTGTGTAGCAGTTGCTAAATCTATTGTAGCTGCTTGTGCATCTAAAATTTCTTGTGTAGTAAAACCTAACTTACCATAATTTACTTGTAATTGGGCAACTTGTGTAGCAGTAAAGAATGTAGTTTTACCTAATTCTCTTGCAGAAAAAGTTAATTTTTTAAATTCACTGTCTGTAGCTCCAGTAATTGCTTTTACTTTAGCCATTTCAAATTCAAAATTCTTAAATGTTTTTATAGAAGAACTTACTAATTGCGACATTTTTCTAAAAGCAGCAACTGCAGCCAAAATACCTGCTGCTGCAGCACCTACACCTTTAGTTAAACCTGCAAAACCTTTTGTTGTTTTTTTAGTACCTTGATTTAACTTTTCTAATTCGCCTTGTCCTTTAACGACTACCTGTACTACTATCTTTTCTGTATTTGTTGCCATAATTTAACTTATTTGTGCTGTTGGTTTTATTTTTCTAAATTCTTTTCTCATCATATCTGCCACATCATCTCCTATGGCAGGTGCTAATTGTTCTGCAACTTTACCTTTTAACTTTCTAGCTGTATGTCCTGCAAAATCTGTCCTTTCTATTGTGTTACCTTCTGTCCAATAAACATAAGGTTTGCCATAACCTTTATTTTTTAATTTATTGTAAATTCTACCTGCTGCTTTTGGATCTATTCTTTTTTGAATTACCCATTTTTTTATTTCATTATAATTATAATTTTTAGCAAATTTTGGATTATTTACAACTTTCCAATATAACTTGCTCGTAATAATATCCATTACTCCAGACTTGCCTTTTACTTTAGGTTTTAAACTATTAGATAATTTATGAGTAGCATTATGTTTTTGATCTTTTAACTCTTGCCTAAGACCTTCTACAATCATAAAACCTACTTTACTTAGTTTTTTGTAAGTATGTTTTAAATTTAATCTCATTAGCTTGACACTTTATTATTTAAGTTTCTTCTCAATACTTTATGTGCATTGCCAAACTTATCTTCAGCTACTATTGGTATTAGAAATTCTTGTGAGTTTATAGTTACAGTCATATAAACCTCTAACCCACTTCTATTTGGCACACCACTATTTGTTATTTCTTCTTTTACTTTA